CTTGTGTCGAGTGCTCGTCCCACCAGTGTTTTGCCTTTTGCCATGGCAGCATTAGTGCAGATCGGTCCAAGCCGTGTTGGTGCGGACTTGGAGTTTGTTTGTTGATGAATTGTAAAGGACCAGGCCAGCGGTAGGGCTGGTGATTGCGTCTCGCTGGGCGGTCGTCATCCGTGGCGGGAGGAATCCCTGCGTTGTGCTGGTCACATCGAGGGCCGCTTTGGCGTCCGGTGTGACCGTGCCAAATCCCCCGGCACCGGTCGTCACAACATTCTGTGAACCGAAGTTGGGCGACACCTTGCTGCCCGCAATGGCGGCCGAAGCCGACACGTCGGCGTTGACGATGTTGCTGATGGTCGGCACGGCGGCCGAGTTCATCTTGGCCGGGGTCACGACTTCTCCCGAGACCCAACTATACCCTGCTGTGATTGTCGCCATATTATGCTGCTCCCTTCATGATTCCCGTGTTGACCAGCGCCGTGCGGGCCGCGTCTTGAAGTGTTTTGATGTTGGCCACGTCCGTGCGGATCTTCGCTAGTTGCGAGGCCAGCGAGGCAATGGCATTTTTGATCGCGGTCAGGTCGGCTTGGGCATAGGCAGCGCCCGCCGTGATAGCCGCCAGCGTGGTCGAGGCCGTCCCTCCGGTGCTGTCTGTCAGCGAGTCCTGAGTCTGCGCCGCCGCTGCTGCTTGTCCGGCGGCGGCCGGCTGCACCACCGGCGTTACGTTCCAAAAGCCAATCTTCTGCCCCACCGCCGTGCCGATCTTGGTGCCGGTGCCGGTGTTGACCACAATGTCGTCCGCATCGCCCATGGTTAGGCTGCCGTTAAGCGTGGTTGCCCCGGCGACCGTCAGCGTGCTATCTAGCACCGCCGCGCCGGTCACATCCAGCGTGCCAGGCACGTCGATGTTGCTGGCCCACTCTACTCCGGTTCCGGCGGCGTCCGTCTGCAAAAGCTGCCGCGCCGCGCCATCGGCCAGCTTGCTCACGGCGATTTCGGCCGAGGCCGACACGTCGGCGTCTACGATTACGCCAGAACCAATCGCCGTGACGCCCGAGCTGTTGACCGTCACATCGCCTGTCAACGCGGTAGCCGTTGGCACATTGCTGGCATTGCCCAAAAGCACCTGACCGGCCGTAATGCTGGCCAGCTTGGTGTGCGCGATGGCCGCCGAGGCGTCGATCTCGGCATTGACGATATTGCTGATCGTGGCGCTATCGACCAGCGCATTGAGTTTGGCCGCCGTGACGGTTTCGCCCCCACTGAAAGTGTGTCCCTTGCTTAGTGTTGCCATAATTATTCGCTATGTCGTGTTTCCGTTTGCGGCATGCTGGGCATGGCCGCTTCCACGCCGACCGTGCGGATCTCCGGCCGCTCGGCAGTGGTTTCAAATTCAATTTCGCAGTAATGCGCCTTCGTGCGGATCGGCTGCTTCAGCGTGTAATCCTCAGCCAGACCGGACGTGTTGGTCATTCCCGGCACCAGTTCAATTTCCTTGTCAGGGTTAACCATCAAGGCGTTGACCTTGATTGATCCGGTATTCGGCAGAACTACGTCCGACATCACGCGCACGAATCGCTTGCTGCCCATCGTGCCGAATCCATAGCGCCGCGTCTTGAGGCGGCCGCCAACCGGCGTGAAGTAGTCAATGCCCAGCGTAGAATCCGGCGGATCATCTCCGCGCTCCACGTCTTCCAGCAGAAACAGCTTGCCGGTCAACGATGCGGCAAACAGACGGCGGCTAGTCGCATTGCGTTGGGCTACGATGAGATTGCTGATCCCAAAAGGATAGCTGTCGATGCTTTCCCACTGCTCGTTGAGCGCCGAGTAAATGAACAGCGCATTGTTGAGGTCCGCGCCATCCACCGGCGCCGCCAGGTAGTAACGGTTGTCGTGCCACAGGCCAACGGCGTTCTCAGCTCCATCGCTCGGAATGCGGGCGATCTGGTCGGCGATAGGGTCCGAAAGCGGCTTGGTGTCGCCGCGCAATTTGAGATCCAACCGCGCATCGAGGCGGTAGACGCCGGCATCCGAAAGGAAATAAATATACTGACCGGCCGTGGCGATGGACCGGCGGGCGCTGCAACCAATTTCATCCGTCAGCAAATCCAAACGCGAGACCAACCCGTCGCCGCTTGAGGGGTCGTAAGTCTGGTTCACGGTAGCCAGCCAGATGCTATTGCGCATGAAGATAAGGAAGCTGCCCTCCACCCATGGATGCACCGCCACGATGTAGTCGTTGCTCCCTTTGTTGGCGCGAAAGCTGGACCAGAACGGATCATAGACATCCGGCTCCAGCACGTCTGACAGCATCACTTGGTCGCGTCCGTCCGGCAGGACGAGGCGGTTGCCGATATAGCTGGCCCACGGCACCGAGCGCATCCGGCGATACGTTGCGCCCTCAGCCGGAACGCCACCCGGCGCCTTGACAAAAGGCGTTGTAATATCACCCGTCCAATACAGCGGCGGCTTGACCCTGCGCATCGTGCGCCCCGACGCCGCTGCCATGGCCGACGTTCCGCTGGGCACCGTGATGGTGAAGCTGTTCGTGCTAACGCTTACAATGTCGTATTCGTGGCCAGCGAAAGCAGCCACCGATCCGCCGTCCAGCCGCACCCGCAGCCCGGCCGAGTAGCCATGCCCCGTGCAATAGACCGTGGCCGTGGTGCCAGAGACACCGATCCCGCCCGCCGTCAGTTCCTTCGGACCCCAGCCCGCCACATTTTGGTCAGCTTCCCGCAGCAGATACATCCGGTCAAACGCCTGCACCATCGAGACCTTGTCAGTCGGCTCAATGATCTCGCCCTCCGGAAACGAAACAGGCTGCAAGTAATTGACCGCCACCAGCTCGTTACCCAACTCGTCGGTGATCGGATCGCCGGTGTGGTCAGTGATGAGGCTGGTCACTTCTCCAAGGCTGTTTGTGTCGTCGTAGACAAACGCCCCAGTTGCCGTAGCCAGCAGGACGTATTCCCTGTTGTTCAGTCCCGGCGAGCGATAAGCGCCGCTGGCAAAAACGCCATTAGGGTAATCAGTGAGGAGCCGCACGCCGTTCGTGCCGATTGCCAGCGTGAAATCCAACACCGTCTCCGAGGTCTCAATCGGATCAAATCGGAACGGCAACGTGACCGGAAAGTCCCCTGGCAGCAAATCATCCGCCAACCGCCGCGCCCCCTTGCGCGTCTTCGCCGTCCCGCGATCGAGGCGCATGTTCTCCGAGGACTGGAGCATGCCCGCCGGCAAGGCCACCGGATTCAATCGGCTGGCAAAGCCGACGAAACCTGCGTCTCCGTCGCGGGCGGTTGGGCTTTCGAGGGGCATTAGTTATTCCAAGGGAGAATCGTGGCTACGTCTTGTGCTGGTGCATTTGTTTTTTGCTCAACAAGTGATTCCAACTCGCCAACCCTTGCATTGCCCAAGGCCGCCTTTACCCATTCTATAACTTGCTGCTCCGTAATTTCGCTCAGTGGTATAAAATTGTTTGGATCAATTTCATCAACTCTCACATCGTTAGCGATGCTGCTTATTCCGTCGCTGACCAAAAACGACACAACAACAATAGTTCCTGCGTTCGGTGTGTTGCGTGTTGTTATTCCCGTGATCGACCAGTTCATTGTTCCTCCTTGCGCGGTTCGCGCTGCTTGTCGTATTGCTCGTTGTAGAGACGCTGTATCTCGCTGTTAATGTGGGCAACCACCGGCGCAGCAGCGCCATACGGAGTAGCCAGCAAAGCATCGTTAATCACGCGCAAGTGATCTTGGTTGAGCTTGATTATATATTCATTCATGGAGCGTAATAAGGAATTAGGTTCATTATGCCGCCGATTTCGACTTGAAGATATCCGTTGGGATTGGACGGCAGCACTTGTGCTGCTCCGGCTACGCCTCGCGTGCTTTGTGTGACGCCCGTGTTAAACGAGCATCTTCCACTCTGCTTGATTCCAAATATAGGATTGCCGTCTTTGTCTGCGTAGCTAATCCAAGCATTGGCCGAAACGGGTGTTCCTTGGCCAATAGCATTTATACAAATACGAGAAGTAACATGCTTGGCGACAATAGCCTCAGATGTGCTCGCGCTTGTTGCATCTATAAACAGTCCATAATCAACAACGCCGTCTGCTTGCAAATAAATGCCTGTAAGAAATTTCTGTGGCGACGATCCTTCGCGTCCAATTTCAATGCCAATAGAGCTATTGGCCGTTCCACCAGCTGCAACAGTGAGCGCAATAGGGTGCTGTTGAGTCGTTCCAATAGACCTGTCTGGCGGCAAATTGGATGAGGGTGCTGCGCCATGATTAAAACTGTCGATCTCATTGGTAACGCAGCCTGTGTTGGCGTATTGCCTTGCCTCGGCGTAGATGCCAAAGACAGCATTTCCTGCGTTGTCGTTGCGCCCATATCCCGTCACTCCTGTCGGAAAAGACAGCGTTGATGCGCTAAGTGTATTATGGGCAATACCAATGAAACTGTTGTTGTTTCCTTTAGAAAAAACCTTTAGAGAGCCGGTTCCAAACGCCGGATAAGTGTCTATCGGATTAGCGCCAGTGAACACGGCTCCCGTTGTCACCATGCGGCCAATTCCCGTGACGGCGGTATCTGTTTTGTAGGTTCCTTCTGGGAATACAACGACCTTGTTTGTATTGACGGCCGCTTGAATCGCTGCTGTGTCGTCAGCAACACCATCACCAACCGCGCCAAAGTCCTTGACGTTGACCACATCAGCAAAGCGAGCAGCAAGCGACCTTGCGTCCGTTGATCCGGTAGCCGTGACGATGGCGCTGCTGTTGAGCAGCTCGCTCGCCGTTGCCCGTTTGGTGATTCCGCCTTGACTGATGATTAGCTCGTCGGCGGCGTTGACGGTTGTGGCGTCGGTGAGTTGGGGAATTGTTTTGGCCATAAGGAGAAGTGGTTAGTGACGTGTGACGTGTGACGAGTTAGTTGAGTGCGGCTTTGAGCCGTGACTTAAAGCGGGCGGCGTCGCCGGGGGAGATGTCGGTTTTGCGGGTTGGGGCGACTTGTTGGTGGGTGAGGATGAGGTTCATCGGGATGTTCCACTTGCGCATGCGGGGGACGAGGTATTCTAGGGCGCTGTTCATGGCGGCTTCGCCGAGCGGGTCTTCGTAGGTGTTGCCTTCCCAGGCGACGCCGAGGGACCAGCTGTTGAGGTCGGGGCGGCCGTGCCAGTTGCTGCGGCCGGCGTGCCAGCAGCGGTCGGTGTCGCTTCCGAAGACGGTGCGGCGGCCGTCGCGGGCGATGAGGACGTGGTAGCTCACTTTAGCGGCGGGGTTGGTGATCCAGGCGCAGCTGCCGTGGTAGCTGCCGTCCGAGTGATGCAGGACGATGGCTTCCGGTTTGATGCGGTGGGTTTGTTTGTTCGGCGTGCTGAGACGGCGCTCGTCGTAGGTCGTCAGCGGTGGCTCGACGGTGAAGCTCGGCCTGGATACGGAGGCAAAGTTCGGCAAGGCCGGCGCTGGGGTAGCGGCGGATTTCTTGCCAAAGATTCTCTTGAGCCAGGTCCACATGGGTTATTTCGCGTAGCCTTTGGTCGGGGGATTGACGGTGACGGTGGCTTGTTGCTTCAAGAAGTCATACCCGACCGTGACGCAGCTGGTCATCGACAGGGCGATGACGGCTAGGGCTGAGACTTGGAGGCAGCGGCGGGTCCGGAGGCCCCGCCCTACCTGGTCGGCTTGCGGTTTCATCCTTCGTCTTAGAGCCGTGCCGAATTATCCTTCGCAACAATTAGTCCCCAGCCGGCGGTGATCGCGGCGAGGTGCATTGCCAGGTCGCCGACGGGCGTGCCTTCGAGGATGTTGCGGGCGACGGTCAGCACGCTGATGAGGATGGTGATGACTCCGAGGATGGTCGTTTTGATGTTACGCATGGTTTTGTTTCTCCTTATGATTTCCGGCGGTAGTCCCGGATGACTGAAAGTAGGGTGACGACGCCGATGGCCAGGCCGATGCCCAGGCCGGCGACGCGCAGGTAGACTTCGAGGGTCTGCATGAAGCTGACGGCGACGGTGCCGGTGGTGGCGACTGTGCCGAGCAGTCCCCTCTCCAATGTGCTAAGTGTGGAATGCTCGGCACTCATGGCTATTTGCGGTAAGCGATGACGCTTCCGGCGTGCAGCTTGATCGCGCTGAAGTTGCCGTCGATGGTCACGCCTGCGGGGATGGCGATGGCGCTTCCTGCTGTTGCGTTGGCGATGCCTGTGCCGTTGCCGGTCAGCACTTCAAACTTCGTGGCGTTGTCGAGGCTGTCGATGCTGACAAAGTCGCCGTTGACCTGCGTTGTGCCGGTGATGAGTTGACTGCCGCTGGTGCGGTTGGTTGTGCGAGTGTTAGGAAACATAGGTTTGTTTTGTTAGCTGTTAGTAGGGGCCGACCTGCGCGGACCACCGGCGGGGCTGCCTTTGTTGGAAAACGATTTTGTCCATCTCGCTGACGAGGTATTGCTCTGCTTTGGCGCGGAAGACTTCAGCTTGGTCGATCTGGCCGTCCTCCGTTTTCAAATCCGCCGACAACTCAAACTTGATGTAGTCGGCGAGAAACTGCGGGACGGTCTGCGCGAGGGCGGTGGCTGTCGTTGCGCTGATCTCGGTCGGGGTCAGGCGGAATCGGACATAGACTTCGTCGGGACAGTCAGAGGGCAGGCGGATTTTGTCGTTGTCCACCCAGAAGTTGATCTGCCGAGGCGCGGCGTGCGTGTTCGGGTTGTCTTGAAATATTTCAAAGACGGTTCCCATCGGCGTCGGTGTCGGGCTGCCGGTTTGCTCCAGATCAATATACAGGTCATCGTCTGCGCCGGTTTGCACGGTGCGCTCCTCAATGCGGGTGAGATCCGGCCAATCGAAAAATTCCCATGCGCTCCTCAGATGGATGTCGAGGTTGGACAGCATGATCGTCTTGGTCGTGCTCGACAGATTATCGACGCTACTTCCGTCAAGACCGGCGCGGCTGGCGGCGTTTAGGAGGATGGATTGGACGGTGACGGTTTTCATTGCTGGGATAGCGAGGAGACGGCCTCGGCACTCGCTTGCTCATAAGAACAAGGCGGCGAATCAAACGTGCGCGGCGTCACATCGACGGAAGCAACAAGCATGCCTTCCAGCCACGCCTTCAGCGCAGTCATCAGCGGGCCGAGCGGCTTGCCCGCTTGCATCAGCGCCATCTCAAAACGCTGGAGGGCGGAAACTTGCATGGGCGAGAAGTGCTGGCTTGTCCACTCTTCGGGCGTGTATGTCGGCGCAGGCGGCACAACCCACGCGCCGTCTGTCCACTGTGCGTCTTGACTCGGCTTCGCAGGCGCATCCTGCCAGCCCTTGCGCTTCAAATTGGCAATGACTTCAGCGTCTGTTTCGGCGCGGAGTTGGCCTTGTGAAATTAGATAGGTGGTCATGGCTTAGTTGCAGCTAAATTTCCAAGAACGCGCGGCGCACTGCTCAACGCGCTTGCGCATCGAATCGCTAAGTTCTGTTTTGAAAAACAGCGCCAAGGGGATGTATCCAGATATGGCAAAGCCAGCCACATTGGTATAACCGCCCAAAATTAGATCCGCAGACCTAGATGGTGTGGTAGCCAGCCCCCCTCCGCTGTTTGTAAATGATGTTTGCGCCGTTCCATTTACATACAGTGTTCCAGAAGTTTCCGCCGTTTTTGTAAAGCTGGCAATGTAAGATGTGTTTGTAGCCATTACGGTATTGCTTGTTCCGTAAGTTCTAAAATCTGAACCCTGTCCGTAATAGTAATACACGCTGGTCATGTTGCCGTATTCAAAGAAGAAACTTGGGCTTTGACCAAGAATAACTGGTTGGTTGGAAAACGAGGAGAAATTGGTAATAAGCATCACCGAGTATGTGTTGTCTGCGGACAAAAGATTTGTGTAACCGCTTGCAATTTCTAATACATCGCCGCCATCAAATTTGACCGCGCCTTGCCCGCCTATGCCAGCAGTCTCATAAATTGGCTGTCTCGCCGCTGTGGATTGATCGGCGTTATAGGCATTACCACTACGGTCAGACCATGATGTTACAGCCGTCCCATTGCTCTGCGAAATATACCGCGCATCGAGCACAAGATTGGCACCCGCATCCTTGGGTTGAAAATGGCGGACTCGCGCTCTCATCAGTTGAAGATGATTTCCACGCCGAGGAGGCGGGCGTCATGGTTGTAGTCATCGCCGCCTGCACCTGTTGCATCGGCGTCACGGTAAATCTGAAAAAGAATCGGCTTTTGTGCGGCAGGAGTTCCCGCGATGGTCACAGCACTCGTTGCCGCCGAAACGTGCATATCGTTTGTGGCGATGACGGTATCCTGCACCGTTTGGGCGGTTCCCATCGCTTGATCGAGTGCATCGTCATTGGCGAAAGCGCGGCCTTGGATGCCCCAGACCACATTGTCGCTGCCGTCTGTCGCCCCGCTGGCCGTCCAATAGAAACGCGCCGTAATGGTGCCATTGTTATAGTTGCTCGGCATGACAACGACTGCTTGGGCAAACTCGTCTGAACCTGCGTCAAAAAGTAATTCGTCCCAGTTGGTTCTGTTGGTCGAGGTTTCGCGGGAGTCCACGCCGCAACCGTTGGTCGTGCGGGGGACGAACTGGCTTGCCGCGATCCAGAGATTGGTTGCGCCGCCCGATCCACCACTCGCCGCCGCAAAACTCGGAGCCGAGGTCGCCCCGCCCGAAGTTAAAACAGTGCCGCTTGCGCCAAGGGCAAGCTCGGTCACTTGGCCGCTGCCGTTGCTGTAAAAGACCGACCAGTTGCCCGCCGTGTGGTCGCTGGTTCCCGTCATCGCGTGGCTGCGGGTGTGAAAGCGCGAATCGTCGCCAGCCGCAACCGTGCCTGTAGTCGTGCCGACTGAAAGTGTGGCCGCGCCGCCGAGGCCCGTGATCGTCGTATGGGCCTGAGTGCCCGTGTGCGTTGCGCGGTCGCGTAGTTGCGCGTCTGTGGCGTTCGCGGTAGCCCCCGCAGAAATTCCATCCAGCTTCGTCTTGTCGG